GGCGTGAACTATGCCCAGCTTGTAGTTGCGGTCTCCGACTATACGGAGAACACGTTCCCCACGGCTGATATGGATACGTTCATTCAGCAGGCGGAACAACGCATCTACAACACGGTCCAGTTTCCGTCACTTCGCAAAAACGTGACGGGCGTGACAAGTCCAGCAAACAAGTACCTTGCTTGCCCCGGTGATTTCTTATCTACCTATTCTTTGGCTGTTATCGACGCAACAGGTAGCTACGAATATCTGTTGAACAAGGATGTTAACTTCATTCGCCAAGCATACCCGCAGCCAACAGACACGGCGATACCCAAGTACTACGCTCTGTTTGGCCCACAGTCGAGTAACGCAGCCGAACTGACGTTTATCCTCGGCCCAACTCCCGATGCTGTGTACACAATGGAGTTGCATTACTTCTTCTACCCACCGTCGATTGTCACTGCTGGTACGACTTGGCTGGGCGATAACTTTGATACGGTGCTGTTATACGGGACGCTTGTTGAAGCGTACACCTACATGAAGGGTGAGCAGGACATGATGGCGTTGTACGACGGCAAGTACAAAGAAGCGCTGGCACTTGCCAAGCGTTTGGGTGATGGACTGGAGCGTGGTGACGCGTACCGCGATGGTCAGACTAAGATCAAGGTAGTCTGATGGCGTTTACCGGCAACTGGGCAACCAACACATTTAAGACCGGGCTTCCTAGTGGGACGTTCAACTTCAACACGGGTACGGCGCAGGTTTTCAAGATCGCGTTGTACACCAATGCAGCCACGTTAAATGCAGACACAACAGCATACACTGCTACCGGAGAAGTTGTCGCTTCGGGATATACCGCTGGCGGTCAGACACTTGTTATCAGTCAAGTACCTACTATTGGTAATACAGGCACGACTGCGTACTGGTCATTTAATAACGCCGTCTGGACTACTGCGGTTACTGCGCGGGGGGCGTTGATCTATTTGGCAAACGGGACTACAAATCCAGCTATCTGTGTGCTGGATTTTGGGGCGGACAAGACTTCGACCAATACATTCACGGTACAATTCCCAGCAGTCACCAACACATCAGCAATCATCAGGATCGCTTAATGATAGTCAACACAATTCACGGCGAGATGGACGACTCCCTTCTGGTTAAGAAAGAAGGTTCGATAGATAATGATATTGAGTTCACCACTTGGACTGAGTATTGGCTTGACGATGAGTTGGTCCACCGTTCTGCGCATGTCACCCTCAAAACTTCCCCGTTTACGGCGCTTGAAGCCGCTTCGATAGGATAAATCATGGCAAATACACAATCCATGTGCACATCGTTCCTCGGGGAATTGATGACTGCAACGCATAATTTTGGTGTTTCACCAGTCCGCGCTGGAACCACTGCCGATACTTTTAAAGCCGCGCTGTATTTTACAACCGCCACGATTAACGCAGCGACCACTGTCTATACAACATCTGGTGAAGTAACGGGCACTAACTACACCGCTGGTGGTGTAGCAGTTACTAACGCTACTGCTCCAGCTTCGACTAACGCTTCGACTACAGCGGGTGTGGGTTACTGGACGCCCTCGGCTTCGATCACATACACAAACGTGACGATTAACACGGCGTTTGATACGGTGCTACTTTATAACTCGACGCAGAGTGACAAGGCGGTGTCAGTCCACACGTTTGGTTCGCAGACAATCACGGCGGGTAACTTTACGCTGACTATGCCGTCGAACACGACTACTACCGCTTTGCTTCGTCTGTCCACAACGTAAGGTGATATGTGGCTACCGGTTGGGGGGTAGATACTTGGAGTGCCAATGGTTGGGGAGGTACAGATAAACTTGTAGCCCTGACTGGAGTTAACGCATCTGGAGTATTAGGCACACCAGTCCCAACTAAATACGCGACACTCACAGGAAGTAGTGGTCAAGGATACGTTGGCAATATTGCACCGGGCAAAACTTTTGGGATTACGGGGGTTGTTGGTTCTGGTGTTATAGGGTCAATCGCTCCCGGCAAATCTGCAATACTAACTGGGGTAGCAACAACAGGCGCTATTGGGGCATTAGGGGTAAATTCTTCAATAGCTTTGGTTGGCAATGGTGCGATTGGGGCTGTAGGAAGTGTAGGCTACGCATATTGGACTCTGATTGACGACTCTCAAACGCCAAATTGGGCGCAGATCAACACCCCCCAAACGCCAAACTGGACCCCGATTATTTCGATTTAAGGATTAAAAATGGCAACTTCATACACTTCGTTACTAGGGCTTGCCCTCCCTGCTACGGGGGAGTTGTCAGGCACTTGGGGCGATACAGTCAACAACTACATTTCGACGTATATTGACTCCGCAGTTGCGGGCGCAGTCACTCTCACTGCGGATACCACGCTCACCAAAACCACAGGCTCAAGCCTCGGGGCAACTTCGTCACAGTACGCCATTATTATTGCTTCGCCCGCATCAGCCGCAATTACCATCACGGCCCCGGCGGCAAGCAAAATTTATGTAGTTAACAATACATCTGGCACATACACAGTCACGTTTAAAGCTACTGGGCAAACGGGCGTAACGCTTGCTGTAAATGAAAAATGTGTTGTTGCATATAACGGCACGGATTTTGTAAAAATTGCTTCGACGGCTGTAGCTGCTTCAAGTATTACTGGTACGCTTGCAGTTGTTAATGGTGGAACAGGCGTTACTACTTCGACGGGTTCTGGAAATAACGTCTTATCGACCTCCCCAACACTGGTAACGCCAATCCTTGGCACGCCAACCTCGGGCAATCTTTCAAACTGTACTACTGACGGTACAAACGCAGTCGGATATTTAAATATCCCGCAGAACGCCCAGACTGGCAGTTATACCACCGTGCTTGCCGACGCTGGCAAACACATCTACCATGCTTCGGGTGCTGGTGCAGCGACGTATACAATTGCGGCTAACGGGTCTGTGGCGTATCCAATTGGTACCGTGATATCGTTTGTAAATCTTTCTGCAACTTCAATTAGTATTGCAATCAATAGCGATACCCTGACTTGGGCACAAGGCGGCGGAACCGGGACCAGAACTCTGGCGCAGTACGGTGTGGCAAACTGCCTTAAAGTTACATCTACTCAGTGGCTTCTCACGGGGACGAACGTGACATGAGCGGTATCCTTAACGCTTTCTTTGGTGGTAGTTACGGGGCTGCTCCGGTCAATACAGTTGCGCCGGTAGTTTCTGGCACGGCAACGGTTGGGCAGGTGCTTACCACTACAAACGGTACATGGACGGGTTCTCCAACTCCAACCTACACCTACCAATGGCAGCGTGGTGGTTCTAACATTGGTAGTGCTACAAGTTCGACGTATACATTGGTTGTTGCGGACGTTGGAAGCACTATTCGTTGTGTAGTCACCGCAACCAATGCTATTGGAAGTTCTTCTGCTAACTCCAATTCGACTGCGGCAGTTGCTGCAACAGTACCAAGCGTACCGCAAAGCGTATCCGCGACTGCTACTGGGTCTACGACTGCAACCGTGACATGGAGCGCACCGGCAAGCAACGGTGGCGCAACCATTACGTCTTACAGCATCACATGGTCTGGCGGTTCAACCACCAGCGCAACTACGTCCGCCAACATTACTGGGCTTACTGCAAGTACTTCATACACGTTTACAGTTTACGCAATCAACTCTGCCGGTACTGGTCCGGGCGCTGCTAGTAATTCAATTACTACTCAGGCTCCTAGGGGAGAAATTATTTATAATGCAAGGGGATGTTATTGTTGGTACCCACCGGCTGGTGTTCCGTATGTTTCTGCTGTAGTTTTTGCTCCGGGTAGTACTAATTTAGCGGGGAATTCGGCGTGGGCAAATCAGATTCCAACTTCTACGTTAGGAGGAGGACCAGCTAGAATAACTATAGGTTGCCTCGGGAATTTTGGCAATAGCCAACTGAACAGTAATAACCAAGGTTCTTTCCCTCGACTAACTGTTCTTAATGGTAATGGTCCCGGTTACATTGTTTTTACTAACACTGGAAATGCTTACGGAGGGGTGGGACAAGCATACGCAGCGCCGTACTACTGTGGTGGCAATGGCGCTGCGGGGTATAGCCCCACTACTTATTGTACAACCAACACTTCGGGTGGGGGCAACTCCGGGGGTAATCGTAATGGACAAGGCGGTGGAGGCGGTGCCGGTGGAATTGGAG